CTCATATGCTCGGGTGTGCGCTGATCCTGCCGGGTAGCCTGCATTAACCGCAGCTTCCCGCATAGTGATCTGGCCATCCTTCGAAACAAGTTCTTTTACAAAAAGCTCTTGCCGCCTAGTCAGGACCGCAGCTTTTGTCGATTTAGGCCTCCCGCGTTTTTTAGTTTTAGCAGGAGTGTTTGATTTATCTTTCGATGCCATGATAGTATCCTAGTTATTTGCAGATACTTTACCCTAAAAACAGCACTCTTGTATATATAGCTACAGAAATAAAAAAAATAAAAAAACTTTTCAGACCCCCTTAACGCACTTTCGGCCCAAAGGTTACACAAACTCTGGTTACGTTACATTTTTAGAAACTACTTTGTGTTACTTCTAAGTCCCTATATATAAAGAACAAAACACCCAAAGTTACACGGTTACACCGGTTACGCCTATTTTTACAAAAAATATTTATTTTTATTTCTGGCTGTATATATAAGGGAACGCGTTTATTTGTAACCGCCCCGTGGCCCGTGGGCCGTTATAGACTGTCTATTGTTTTGTCATCGGGGGAAACTCGCCCAAAAAAAATACCCGCGATCCGTGGACCGCGGGCTGTGGTTATTGAGGCATAGTCCAGTAACCGTAGACGCATCGCGTTTTGTCTCTGGAGCAATCGTAGGTGTCATTGATAACACCGTCGATCACTGCGACATAATGCTTAGATACTACGCAGACTAAACGTCCGCTTGGTATCTCATCGGCTTTGAGGTGAACTTGGCACCCGCTGCCGATTTGCATCGTAGGTGTCCAGACGAAGCCTAATTCAAGCATATAGTCCTTAAACCATTTCCGCTTGGCGTGAATACCGTCGCGGGCGGATCGGGACTGCTTACTCGTGCGTTTCGATTTACGTTGCGTTGCTTGTCCTTCTGCCAATCGGTCGTAGACCTGTTGGTAGGGGAGTTGCGCTGCGATGGCGATGGCTCGGCAAACGCAGTCGCCTGCGCTGCCTTTGTAGCCTGCGGCCTTTCGGCCTCCATCGTTGTAAACGAACACAGGGGTAGGTATGGCTTCACTCATGGTGAACCTCCGTAGTATGTAGGACCGTGGTCCATTGTCAAAGAGCATGGGGCTTGCCCGCCCCGGCCAATGGGCTCATCCCATCGACAAGACCATACTATCACAGGTATGCGATAAAGTCAATAGTTAACTTTTTAAGAAATTAAGTAATGTGAGAATTTGGGAACGTACTTTAGGTTCAATCACTAACTAACATGGCCTTGCGGTATGTCGGACAGTCCTTAACGAGTTCGGTTCTCAAATCCTCAAAACCAGGATTAAACAGTTAACTAACGATAGTCAAGATTTATTTTAAAACGGCGGCTCTTCCCCACCATGTTTTGGTTTCCATGGCTCGTGGGCCGTGGGCTTTGAGGAGGATAAGGGGTTCTCGGGTTTTGATTCGAGGACGCCGATACGTTTAATCTCGGCGTCCAAGTGTAGTGGTAAGTTCACCAGTCGGGTCCGAAGACTTTGGCGAACACTTCGTTTAACATGGTTTCGATTTCGAGGTCGGTCATACTAAGATGCCTACGATTGCGGCGGTCACTCCGCCTACGACGGCCCAGAGGACGTATTTATGTCGGACGTGCCATGGCTCGGGGGCCGCGGCTTCCCACATTTTGTTTTCGAATTGTGTGTCGTGGGTTGTGGTAAAGTCCGCAGCTTCGGCCATCCCAAGTTCTTTGTGGGACGGTTTGCTAAACGTTTTGTTTGAGGCGGCGTACTTTTCTACTTCTGATTCTTTAAAGTGACGAATGCCTTTAATCGTTGTGCCTTTTGGAAACGGCATAGGGTTTCGTTTGGTCACTACTTTTTTAATATGGTATTCCAATTTTTGTGCCTTTATGCCGTATTTCAAGCATATATCTTTTTTGGTTAGTGTCTTTGACATGAGTATCTCCATAGTTAGGTGGGGTAATTATATGGGATATTATGCGCTGCTGTCAAGCTTCAGTGTATTTTGGTAGAACCTCTATGGTTTTGGGGTTTAACTTTCATATCTATAATATTGACTGTTGCATTTTGAATACACGAAGACAGGACTTGCATGGCTGTTTCATTATCTGGTGCGAAAGCCATGAGTGCAGTGAGGGTTTGCGTGAGCATTCCCCCGATTGCTGCGCCCATGTTCCTGTCGCTTGCGGTTATTTCTTGTATTAGTTCGTGAGCGCATTCCATAGACCACAGGAAGTCTTCTTTTACTTCTTCTTCGACTTCATTTAGCGTGGATGCGGGCCAAGGTGTCATTTATTCTGTCCGAGGGAGATGGTATCTTTCGACAAACTCAAGGATTACGCGTTTAGAAAAGCCTGTCATGCCCGCTATTTCCTCGTTTGTTATGTTTTGTAACTTCATATTATTTATTATCTTAACTTTGTCCGGCATATTTTTAAAGGCTGTTTTTGGTCGGCCGCCCTTGTTGGCGTTTTCGGGTATACGGTCTCGCAACAATTTTCGAGAAGAATACTCAGACCGCAACCGCGGGTTTTTGGCAAAATCAATTTTTATTTGTTGGACCCACGCTTTGCGATAAAGGTCCTGATAAGTAGGGCAATCAGGCGTTAGCTTCATTTTTTCGCCTCCCATGTATTCACCTCCGCGTACCAATTGAGGGTGCGGCCACTCTCTTTTATATCAACGTTTATCCAATCGCTGTCTTTTTCCGACAGCCACGCGATTAGTTCTTCGCGTTTTATGCTAAGATTGCACTTAACGAAATCAGGCGCTTTCTCATTTGGTTTCTTGGCCATCAGGCCATTAACAAAGTCTGGCATTTTTTCCTCCTAAAAAAGATGCCCCTAGCCTCGGGCAAGAGACTAGGGGCGGTTTTACTACGGAGTGCAGATTTTTTTGAACAAATATGACCTGCACAAGTAATGTGGCACGTTTGTATGGGATAATCAATAGTTAATCGCATACTTCTTCTGGATATTCTGCGGTCTTCGGATCGTCCACAATTTTCAGCTTGCATCGTACACACGTCCTTACAAGTTTTTCTTCAGTCTTTTCAATTACTTGCAAAGGTGTCATACATTTCGGGCATTCGTTTCGCATAAGCCTTCGGTGTATTGGATTATCAATTGGTCTCGACAACGGAATCAACTGCTTCGTTAGATTTTTTGACGGGAGCCCGTTCGAATTTATACCAGTCGAAAACCACCCGGAGTTGTCCCCCGATTGTTCTGCCTTCAGATTTGGACAGTTCTTTTATTTCTTCATAAACCTCGCGTGGTACGAGGACACTTTTCCAACGTGTGGTATCCATTGTTTTCTCCATACCTCGTTTCATCTAGGATATTATAGGAGAATATGCAAGAATGCAAGCATACAGCGCATCACTCTGTCTCCTTTATCTCAACGCTTTGGACACGGCGGTTCAGCGCAAACGCAACGTATGACAAATCCTTTTCCAATTCATACAGCGCGTCGCGCTTCTTTTTGGAGGGGTGGGGCTCTTTATACATACGCTTCCACCATGTCGCGCCCAACTGGTAGTTAGGCAGCTTAACTGTAGCCAGAGCAAACGCCTCTTGAAAAATGGCTTGGACATCCTCACGTTCAAAGAATGCTTCGGCTTCTGCGTGAGCCTCGGCAATTGGTTTCAGTTCCCCCATCACGCTACCTCCTCTCTCAGATTCCAGCAATTGTCCTTGCCAAAAATATAGGCACCCTTGAACATTCCACCCTCATCCTCATAAGAGGCAGAAATATCAAACCCCAACTTAGTCAAACGATCCCATACAGGAACGGGTGGGGCCCACGCAGTCCAGCATTTGAAAGCAAACGTGCCCTTCGTCTCATCGTCCGACATCTTAAACGTCTCAGTGATCTCAACCTCGCACACATCCCATTTGGTGCCCCAGTGTGTAATGCGCCAGTCCATAGCTCCGTCTGCGTATTGCTCTAACCCAGAGAACGAGGCCAACGGTTGCGGCACAACAGCGTCACAGAACCGAGGGTACGCGAGGTCAACGTTGAAAAATAGTTCGTGCGCCATGGCCCGCGGGCCTTGGACATTCACCTCTTGGTAGCAATGATTAGGCATTCTTTGTCTCCCTTTAAATAAGTAGAAAGTACATGTCGCATAATATCGCATACTTGTCAAATAAAAAAGCCCCCAACCGTTGCAGTGCGAGACCTAGCCGGGTTAGGGGCAGTTATTCGGGCCAAAGGCATAGCCCTGTCAACAAGAGGTGTTACATGGACTCACCCCAAGAAGGTCCCAGTTCAATGTCACACTTGTTAGGGACCTCCAGAGGGAGAACATTCTCCATTATGTTAGCTATTTTTTTTGCTTCGTCAACGCTTTTTACGGACATAGCTATTTCGTCGTGGATTTGTACTAAAGGTAAGTTTCCACTTTTATGTAGGGCTACCATTGCTTTCTTTGTCATATCCGCGGCGGACGCTTGAATAAGCCTGTTCAGCGCTTTGTAGGTGAACGCCCTTTTCAGTCGGGTAGTTGGTCCATAAGCGTCCACTGCTTCTTTGTAAGGCAGTGCCTTGTTCATGGCGAACGTGTCAGGTTCCCATTTGTCAAATCGGCACTTACGTCCCCCCAATGAGCGCAGAGCGCCTGCCGAAGATTTCTCGTTTAGCCTGTTCATGACGCCAATCATTAAGCCTTTTACGAACGGGACACGAGTATGGTACTGCTTGACCAGTTTTTTGGCTTCTTCTACAGGAATATCCAAGCTCTCAGCCATCTTGTTTACACCCATGCCGTACATCAGACCCAAGTTAATTGTCTTAGCCTGCTTGCGGGGGATGTTTGTCATTTCGGCAACCATAGTATGGAAGTCTGTTTCGGGGTCCGTGTTGTATGCTTCGACGAACTCGGCCGCACCTTCTAAAGGGAGGCCGCGGGTTTTGCCATAAACGTGCGCGTAATGGACCAAGATGCGCGGTTCTTGCTGCGAGTAATCGATGGCCGCCCACTGGTCGCCTTCTTCTGGCAGGAACAGACTACGGATCATGGGACCTAATTCTGGATCGCGGGCCGGGATTTGTTGGAGGTTGGGGTTCGACATGGATATGCGCCCCGATACTGTACCCCCATCGTCTGATCTGATCTGGTTTATGTGCGAATGTATGCGTCCATCTGCACGGCAATGCTTCATGATTGTGTTGATAAAGGTGCCTGACGTTTTGTTCAGGTTCCGCGCTTCAACAATCAGCTTGGAAACGGGATGCGAATGCTCCTGTAAGAAGTGTTTTGTAAACGAGGGCGCACCTTTTTCTGTTTTTGGATAAGTTATGTCCAGCTTGTCAAAAGCCTTGGAAAGGGACTGTGCCGCCCATATCTCTACGTCGCTTCCCGTGATGCGTTTTATTTCTTTCATCACTTCCTTTTCGCGCTTGAGCAACATGTCTTTCGTGCGTTCGACACGGTTCACGTCAATACGGACACCCCGCATGGTCATGTCAACAAGGCACGGCAGGAGGTCGAGTTCTGTGTTAGCTATGTCCCAAAGGTCCTCTTTACTCAACAGAGTAGAAAAGTAATTCCAAAGCTCCAATGTAAGGACGGCATCTACCTCGGCATATGGCCCGACATACATGGCGGGCATCTTCCACATCTCGGCTTTCGGATCGACACCAAATTCCCGGGCGGCTTCAACCAACGCTTTTTCTGATTTGGTTTTGCCTAAATGCTCGTAAGCTAGAGCGTTAAGGCTGTAACTAAACCTGTTCTCATCAAGCAGGGAAGCGACAAGCATGGTATCGATTATGCGGCCGTTGACCGAGAAACCCATTTGTTTAATCCAGCCCAAGTCGTATTGAGCGTTGTGCATGATCTTATCGGCAGGGCATTCGAACACTTTGCGCAGCCATTTGTTGACCTGTTTTTCGTCCAGATTGCCGCCGCCGAAGTGCCGTATCGGGATGTAGCCTGACCACCCGTCCACTGCTACGGCATACCCTACGACTTCTCCATCCCCGGTGGGCCACCCGGGCCCATTTCTTTTTAGGTTAGGGTCCCGGGTTTCGACATCAATTGCAATCTTTGCTGCGCTCGTAATATCAGGAAGCTCAAGGGGTGGAACCCATTCACTTTTTGGAGCGAACATAGCCATTTGTAGGTTTGCCATTATTTATTTCCTCAATGATTTTATTTACGGGGCGGGCATCACGCTCGACAAACTCCGCGCCCAAACCGGTGTATCCGGCTTTATCTATCCACGAGTCCTCGTGGTCTATCGTCTCTATTAGACGACTTGTTTTAACCCAGTCCATCATCAACGTGACGTGGGCCGGGGTTAGGTAACCGTGGCTTTTTAGGGCCCCGTTCATAATAACGTTCCAACCATCTGCAATTCGTCCGTGATTTTCGTAGGCATCACCGTAGTCTTTGGCCCGGTCCCCGTTGATTAAGGACTTTGCTTTGTCCAGAACTTCATCACGTTTCAATGTTTCACCTCATTACTGTAACCAACAAAAACCATTTCTTTTAGTTCCGGATCGTATTCGAACCGGGCGGCAGGCAAGTCCTCATCTTTTACTGTGGGATCATCCCACATCTTTTTTGCCCTCACTTCATTAACATCAGTCACGCCCGCCTCTTTGTATTCCTTGCGCTTGGCTTCTTCGTGTGCCTTCCATTCATCCCATGTCATCTTTTTCATAGGTCATAGCTCCTTGTCGCGTCTTCGGGTTCAACAATATACAAATTCTGCCGGGTCCGCGTAACGCCGACATAAAAAACTCGGTGCATATCATCAGGGTTAATTTGCATATCATTATCGGCAGCCGCACTTAGGTCCGTGAACAGTACAACGTTGTCCGCCTCGCCGCCCTTTGACCCGTGGATCGTGGACGCTGTGATACGGGGTATGCCGTTAAACTTCTCGCCCCGACGTAGTAGGGCCGTGACATATGCCCGGTCAGTCTCGGGCATCTTATCCATAGCTTCGGACCAAATCATGCTATCGTTGGCAAGTAGGCCGTGGTTACTGATTAGCTCTTCTATAGTCACCATGTCTTGGTCATCTAAGTCTCGAAGCTTTTTATATCCTCGCGTTATGCGGTTTCCGCTAGACATGTAGCTGTATATCTTGCGGGCTACCTCTCCAGAGATTTCTTTGCCTTTCCGCATTTGCTCCCAACCATTAACCGCATCAGATACTTTTTCGCTAATGGACCGATGGCCGCGATAAGTAAACAAATAACCGTTTGATTTCAAGTCACTAGCAACAGGTTGCAGTTGATAACCGGCTTGAGAAAGAATTAGCCAAGAGCCTTGCGCCATGTCGAGCGAACTTATATGACTGATCCGCGCCACATTGCCTCGGTCCGGTTTTGGATCATATCTTTTCGGGAACCTCCGCGTGATGCGGCGCACGACATTCTCCGCCAGACTATGAACAGTTTTTGGAACGCGGTATGACTGCGAAAGGGTTTCAGAGCCGCCGGGTAGGTTTATAAAGTGGTCTACGTCTGCGCCCGCCCAACGGTAAATAGCTTGGTCATCGTCTCCCGCGCAGTACATGCGCTTTGAGTTTTCATCTAATATGTGAGCAATGTCCCATTGTAGGGGAGACAGGTCCTGCGCTTCATCTAAGAAGCATAGGTCAAACTGCGGGCAATAATTGTTCTCACCTGATACAAACTGTTCTAGCATATCTGTAAAATCGTAAACACCGATTTTCTCTTTGTATTCTTTCAAGCATTTATCGACATAGTTGACGGTATTCCAATCGGCTTCAAGATTGCTGATGTTGTACTGATCCCGAAGCTTTACCTTGCGTAACCTTGCGAGGTTAATTATCCCCAAAATAGGATCGTTACTCGAAACCATAGACGGCACGTCATCGTCAAAGCTGGTGTTCTTTGCCCCGCCCAGCGATATGCCAATCTTTTTACTAAGCTCTTTGTAATTATCTTCCTGCATTACCTGTTCTGGGCGTATGTCCGTCATCGTCAAAGCCAGCGAGTGTAAGGTGCGGAAGTGAACCAAGTCTTTCTTTGGGTCCAGACCGAAACGTTCCGCCGCCCGTTCCTTTGCCTCGTTTGCCGCTTTGCGGGTAAACGCTAGAAAAGCAATGCGGTGGGGAGATGTTCCGTTCTCCAAGGCCTCGTCAACCATGTTGAGAAGCGTGGTTGTTTTACCTGTTCCGGGCGGTCCAAATATTCTAAACATCTTCTGCTTTAGCCTTTTTGTAGATTTGTTGAACACGCTGCTTTGAAATGCCAAACCACTTTGCGACAGCGGTCATGGTCACGTGTTGCTCGTCGATTAGACGAACTATCTCAGCGTTGCGGACGGCTTTAAGTACGTTTGACATTAGAATGGAGCCTCTTGATGTGAACCAAACTTGGGTGGATCAATATCAATATCAACGTTGTCAAACGAAGGTATCTGCCATACGCGCACGGCACGTCCCTTTATCTTCATGACAAGGCTGCTTCCGTTTATGTCGCGTAGGCGTTGAGCTATTCGGTGGGATTTATATTCAAAGAATTTATTCTTTTTCAGGAAGTTCTCAAAGTCTTTGAGCCGGAAGTAAGTGGTGTTTACCTCTTCATCTGTCCAAGGCTTACGAAGTAAGATTTCCTCTTTATCCTGCGCAACCTGTAGGTGGGCGCAAAACTCTTCCAAATAATCGTAGAACTGTCCGCTTATGCTGGCATCCTGCGCGACTTCAATGATAGCGCTCTCGTTATCCTTCATCTCGCTCAACAATGTGCTAATGCGGCTTTCCCATTGTTGCTTGGCAACGGAGCGTGGCATGAAGTTAAGTTGTTCCATGCAGGCTTTTTGAAAGGTGGGCTGGTTCATAAGAGCGTCTGTGTCCATTTCCAGAGGCTCGCCGTTAACGTCCATAAACCAGACCGGGGGAGTAGAGTTATACTTGCGGAGGTTTGCGATTGTGGCCCCAGCTACGGCGGCCCCTATGCCGAACTTACGTGTCCGACATAGGTCTTTATTACAGTGCGAATTGATCGGTGCATCAGAACATTTGTATGCGTAATCTTTCCGCTCTACTTGTTTGGCAACAACGTTTACCTCCGACAGTGGTAATGGCGGAGAAATGTACTCCATGTTGAAGCGGAGTATTTCGGACTCCCAGCTATCTGGATATGCCTTTCGTAAGTACACGCCAATGTTGAACAGACCATTATTACGTCCTCCTTCACTAATACCTGCTTTGCACAGTATCTGTAGACAGGGCGGACCGTCTTTTAGTAGGTCGGTTTCGCCGCCCCCTACTACTTGAAGCTTAACGATTTGCTCCGGAGTTTGTACATGTTTTTCGTACAATTCTATAAATTCATCTAAAGTGGCAGACGTGCCATCGTCCAAAAACGCGTAGCGCAATCCGTTCTCATGGTCGTAGTATGGTAGGTTTAAGAAGTTGCCTACGTCTCCACGATCAAGGTGCAGCTTTATTTGCTTTGGAAATATCTCGCTCTCGCCGTATCCAAGGGCCGCGGCTATTGATTGCAGGGCCTTCTGCATGTCCTTGGCTTCTGTCCAACCGCTGGAGAACAAGAAGCAGTGCGCTCCGCCCGATTTAGATCGGCAGACCACCATGGGTATTTTCAAGCGGCGTATTTTATCGACAAGTATCTTGTGGTCCAAAGGATACTGATCGATATCAATGCAGCCCCATTTGCAACAGTTGTCTTCATTAATAGGGATGATGCCTAACCCGGCTCCTGCCCCTGAGAGGTGATTGTCCCAAAGTTTTTCGTCGCGTGGTTCTCTAAGAATGCCCGCTTTGCCCTTGGCCTTACCATTTGCCCCTGTATTTTCTATTTTGAAGTAGCCGTATGCTTCCTTCAAACCATCGAAGATGGCCATAAACTTTTCTGCTGACATTATTGCCCCCACTCGAAAGAAAACGGCGGGGCACAATTACCCCGCCGCGAACACTACTTAAAACGGTATGTCTTTATCGTTTTCCGTTTGTGCAGGTTCTTCTCCATCCGAGTGTTTCACAACAACGTCACCCGCGGTGATGCTTGCTGCAAAGTCTTTTGCGCGAGTGTACATATGTGCCTCTGACACAGGACCCTCGACAGACATTTCCCAACCATGCCACGAACCCTTGGAGTTTTCTTCCCCAATTGTTTTAAGGTCGTAGATGTAAGCGAAACGAGGTGGTGTGAAGGGTCCTTTCGAACCCATCATTGAACGTGACGCCATGATGCTGTTCCATTTACGCGACTTTTTAAGCTGCGTAGATTTCATTGCGATCAAGGCTGTTTCCATTGAGCCGTCTTCCGCGAGCAAGATAACAAAGTGCTGGTGCGTTTCTTCGATGTATTCACCGGAGCCATCCATCACATAATCTTTGTTGTCATCTTTGGACCGCTCAACCTTTGGCCGCGCTTCGTGCGGTTCGTAGATCGCGGTCGGGGCACCGCTTCCCACGCCCCGTGGGGCCCACTGAATGAAGCGACGTTGATACGCGCACGGTATGACCCGAATACCCGTTTTGCCCTTGTAAAGGGCTCCTGTGACCGTGTTGTAGATGTCGCCTTTACGGGCATCTTCGTTCACGTCCAATACAGGATCGTTACCGGACAGGACTTTCAAAAACGGCAGGGCTAAATCTTCTTGCCCCAAATCCTGAAGACCGTCTCCGGCATCTTGTTCAAACATCGCAGGGTTGAACTCCGCAACACCTGTTTCTTCTTTTGTAGCCACTTGTTTTGACTGTGCCATATTATTTTCCTCTCTTTATGACTGCACGTTGACCGACGTAAGCTCCAAATAATTCCATTGGAAACTCTTCTCCTGCCTCGCACCGCTCTTTAACAAACGCACGAAGCGTCTGCGGGTGAATTTCGGTTTTCTGCGTAGGCACAAAACCTTCTTGTTCAGCAAATGCTGAAAAAGCGTTGGCTTTATCGTCCTCACCACGGCCAAACTGGCACAAGACAGTATTCTTAATAATGTCATCATACCCGTTATCGCGTAGCCAGTCGTAGGCTTGCGGACGATTGTTTACCAGTATGGAGGCTCCATACGTTTGTTTGACCTCAACGGTAGAACCGTCATCCAAGGCAAACGAAGATATACCGACTTCAGCAAGCATTGCGGGCATGTCTTCATCCGTCATCTTCAGAAGTTTTTTCTTCGCACTCTTCAGATCGCTCTCAAGAGATGAAATATATTCTTCTTCATCGCGGATATGTCGAGCCAACTCAGCCACGGTTTTGAGGCCTTGTTGATCTATCTTTTCGACGGATGAGGCGATAGTGTCCTCAAAGTCTTCTTCCATCATTTTTAGTACGTCATTACTCATTTCGAGTCTCCTTCGTGGTTAAAGGCACCTGTCGGGCCTTGACAAATACGGATAATATCGTATACTCCGCTCTTGTCAAGCAGTATTTAGGGAATTTAAAATGCGTGGATTTGAATACAAAACTAACCCTTATGACCACCAAAGAACCGCCTTAGAAGCTTCGTGGGCCGAGGAGTATTATGCTCTGTTCATGGAGATGGGAACAGGAAAAACAAAAGTAGCCATAGATACCATGGCGATTCTTTTTGAGGCTGGCAAGATAAATGCAGCGTTAGTTGTGGCCCCTAAAGGAGTTTATGACAACTGGGTTAAAAATGAAATACCTGCGCATTTACCAGATCGAATCCAGCGCGATATAATGAGATGGTCTCCGGCCAGAACAAAAAACTTAGAAAAAAGATTAACCGATTTTATTG